GGTTCTGGAAGTACAGCCCGTCACGTCCAGCAGGCACTGCAGCACCAGATGCGGATGAGTTTGCAATCGTCCCTGACAGCGTTGTGCTCGTGGAAGTGATGTCCACCAGCGTGTTCGGCATCGAGGCTGTCGCAGAAGGCGCTGCAGAGTATGCGCCACCACCAGACACGCTCGTCGTAGACGTCACCTTGCCGTCAGTGATCGTGGCGTTGAACGAAGCTCCGGCAGGACTGAACGTGATGGTTGGGGCAGTCAGGTAACCGGAGCCTTGGTTTCGGATTGTTAGGTTCGAAACGCTAATTGTCGGAGCTGTTCCAGACGTAACTACCGAGAACGTAGCCCGGCTGGCGTCGTTCAGGCTGTCAGTCTCCTCTGTCGTCCCTTGGAACAGCCGCAGCGTGTTCTCATCGACTGGGTAGACATAGTAGATGCCATCCGCAACACCAACCGCGCTGATGTTGCGAATGTTAACTTGATCCCCGGCCACAAAGTTGTGGTTGGGCACCGTGATCGTGTCCGCATTAGCATCAGAGGCCACGATAGACCTAGAGGCAGGAACCCGATCAAATCCCTTATCCAATGCCTGCACCTGACTACCAGCGGTGTAGCTGGACTGCATTATGAGCGGAAGGCCGTCGTTCTGGTAGCTCTCCAGCCCCTGCGCGATGTCGTAGCTGGTCGTGTTGTTCTGCAGCTCGATAAAGAACCTGTTGGCAGATGTCAGTCCTGCAGCCAGTTCTAGCTTATTGGCTCCAGTCAGTGAGTCGGCCTGCGTGAGGTGCAGGGTCACTGCAGATCCAACCACGTTGACGTAGATACCAAAGCCTTGGCCAGATCCAGTCGATCCAATCCACAGCGGAGTCTCAGTCCCGGTCTGACCAATAACGACACGATCACCAGTCTGCAGGTCAGGTGTAACGTTGAGCGTTATGGTGTCAGTCGTTGCGTTGACGTCGGTTCCGTTGAAGTAGTACCGCGCAGGCCCCGGACGCAGCATGACCACTGAGTCACCGCACTGAATCAGCCGGACGTCGTCGTAGAAGTCGTGGCCGTTCATGGGGACCTCCAGATGCGCCTGATTTGGTCGCAGTAGGAAGACACGTCCCTGACCTCCATCCGTGGTCCTAGCCACGTTACTAGCCACCAGCAGTGACTGCGTTCCGGTCGTCTTGTCCCGGTACTTAAGCAGCGCCACGATGTCTGTGATGCCAGTCGTCGTGGAGTAGTACTGGAATGTCTGAGGATTCGGGTAGGTGAATGAGTACGAGCTTGTGCTCATCACCGCATTGCTGTTGTCCTCAGACTTGGACAGCAGACGGGTTCCGTTCTTGAACACCAACTCGCTGGATGATGGATTGCACGAGACAACCGTGTTCACTGCAACCTGAGCCAGCCCTGAAGCCGTATTTACGGTCGAGCTGTTGGCGCTGACGTTTGCCGTGAAGCTTCCATTGACCCACAGACCGCCCCACTTGGGACGCACCACGCCCCAGCGATTCTTGATGTTCTGATCCTCGAAGCGCCGATTGATCGCCAACGAGACATACTTTGGAGGCAACAGATCAGCGTTGATTCGTGAGTTCATTCCCACGAATCCATCATCCTGACCAACCAGTTGAGGGATGTCTGGCATCAGCGTGTAGGCACAACGATCTGCCGCACCTGCATCTCCTGTCGAGCAACCTTGTCAATTTCATCAGTAAGTGCCGACTCACCAAGCTGCAGGAATTCATTACCAAGATCCACCTTACCGTCCACGCGCAACATCTGACCGGCAGCACGGTACGAGCAGATCTCAGAGAACCTGTACGGGATGCTGGTCGGGTCGCTCAAGTACACCGGAGGAAGCAAGCGCACCTCGATGAACACGTACGGAATCTCGTCCAACACGAGCAGGCCATCCTCGTCGAAACCGTACTGCACGTTGCGAGTCTGCGGAATCCGCACCCTAGGATCGTTGCGATAGACAGCGAAGATCTCACCAAGCTCCTGCGACCTCGTGGTCCCATCCGGATTGTCGATCTGAGAGACGTGACGGAAGAAAGGATTAAGCAATCCCCAGAACTGGTTGTTCGTAGGCTCAGTTCCAGCCAAAGCAGACGAGAAACACTGGTAGTACTGCTGAGTCACCTCGTAGAGCACGATGTCTCCAACCTCATACGCCGTGTTGGAATCCCAGCTTGCGTTGGAGCTGCTGGAATAGGACGGGTGAGCCTCGGCCCAGTACGTGGAGTTGAGAGTGCCGCCAGAGGTTGTTCCAACTGGAGGGATCACCTCGATGCTCTCACCGTTCTCAAGACCAAGCGCAGTTACTCCATCCTCAAGTCCAAGCACGAAGAAGTAGTCCTCGTCGAACGTCGGAGGCTCACCAGAGGAAGATCCGTCATTGATCCACTGATAGTACTTCTGCTCCGTTGGCCAATAGACCACATCACCAAACGAGTAGGATTCCGTCGAAGAGTAAGTCGGAGCAAAGAACTCCTGCTGTACGATCGTCTGATCCGGCCAGTCAAACGCCTCCCAAGCCTGCCTCAGTGCAGTGCCGATGAATGTGCGGAAGAAATTGGCCTCCTCAGTGGTGGGCGGATACGTCCGGCCTGTCATTTCGCAGGCTTTCCTCAGGACGTAGGAATATGTGACTGTCTTAGGCATAGATCGAGATCAGTCCGAGGATCGCAAAACTCCACGCTTTGCAACTCCAGTACTTCGCCGACAACTTGGTGCCGGGATTGTCGCAGCCGTGACGAGCACGGAATGAGGCCCTACGCTCCGGGATGTGCTTCTTGATGCTCATGTTCGGATCACCGAAGCGCACCAACCGCACCTGATCTCCTTCCTTGGCCAAGACAGCAAACTTCTTGGACTCACCGGGAGTCCGTTTTGGCTTGTTGTAGCCAGAGAAGCGTTGGCCTTTGTAGTTTATCACGTCAGTCCTTTGGCAATGCATACCACCCTGCAGGTAGCACCACGCGGTTGGAGGATCTGACGCTCTGCCCCTTCGAGTCGAGCACCCAGACCCGAACTTTTACATCCTCAGCCAATCTTACCGGCTCACCGCTTGGCACCAGTATCACCCGCGTCGCGCATCCGCTGCTCATGCTGGCGAATACGATCCAGCAGCTTGTCACGCAGGCCCGGATCACGCTTGGCGTCTTCACTGGTCTGGTCCTTTCGCAACAGGTACTCAATGAACTTGAGCACCGCCAGAACCAACTGCTCGATCACGGCGCAGGAGGAGTGGCCTTAGCCTTGGAAAAGTAGCCCCAAGCAGCGGCAACGAGCGTAATGACCGCGCCAACAACCTCTGGGAGCTGATCCGCAGAGACGATGCCCTTGGCGACCAAGAAGCCACCAGCGGCGCTCAGGACGTGGCGGATGAGGGATTTTATAGAGTCGTTCATGGTTTGTCTTTCCAGTGTCTGATGTGCTTGTAGATAACAATCAGTCCAATGACACAGCCGATGCAAAGTGACGCGAAACGAACGTAAGGACTAAACGCTTCGATATAAGAGATCGCCACACCACCACCGGTGCTTCCGATCCCAACAATGGCGTCCTTGAGATCGTTGGTGTTCATTGTTAGCTCCAAGGAATAGGAGGAACGATGACGGGCGGATTGATCTGGTTGTCAATCTGCTGTTGGACAATTGCTTCAATGGTTTGTTTGTTCATGACATTATTTAGCTACCCAACCATTTACGCCATAACCAGTTCTTTGAAGCACATATAAAGCGGATCCAGCTCCGTTGTCTGTGCGAATGAAAATTGCACCCGGATTACCGCCAACAACTCCTTCTGGATTTCCAGTGCCAACCATGAATTCCACAGTCTTGATCGACAGGACATTGTCTCCAATGATGCGAATATCTCTGTAAACGTTTAGATCGCCGTTTTGTGTATCGTAAACGTTTGCAGCCGCTGGCACATCGTACAAAAAGTACCTATCCAGCGAGTCCATTCCCTCAACAAACTTAGTCGTCCCTGACCGCTTGTAGTTAGATGCAACATTGTAACCACTAGAGGTTCCGTCCAGATTCAAGAAATCACCAGACGTCGCCCTAGAAACAGACAGTGTTGCATTGGTTACAGGCCAATCGCCATCAGGCTTACTCTTGATTGAGTATGGAACAAGAGTTCCCGACACAGGGGTCGATGTTGCGAATGTTGAAACAATAGAACCGTAGCGACCCTCTACAGTTCCAACGAACTGAACTATTGCATTAGATGGTCCAACACCCGCTGTGGGAGCAATGGAAATAACGTTATCTAAATCAATTCCTATGGAGTTAGAAATCGAAATCAGATTTGCTCCGGCAACAGCAGCTCCAACTGCCTCAAAGTTGAAGTTGCGAATGTAAAAACCATATCCGTCGGTAATTACAAACTGATTCCTAGATGTTGAAACACCGGCAAGAAGAGTTCCGTATCCTGTGAAGCAATCTGTGAACGTTACATCAGCGGTGGAGTTGAAGTTAAACATTACACCACCGCCCCACACTATGGTTTCAAACTTGCACCCAAAGAACCGAATCCGGTTGTGGCGACTGGCAATGCTTTGACGGTCAGCATTTATAAATCTTGGGCACTGCTCAAACGTGCATTTGATGAACGTAAGATTGTTGCAGTTTGAGTTGATCGAAACCTTTCCGTCGTAGGTATTCAGCAACTCAACGGCAGACCTTGTGATGCCACCAACCTGATCGAATCGACAGTTTGTAAGAACAGTGTCCCACCAGACAACGCCAACGATTGCAGGGCCAGATGTTCCAAGTGCTGCAGAGCTGAAAAAGTTAACATTGGTCAGCTCGTAATTCATGCACCAGAACAAGCCAAGGATCTCCATGGCGTATCCAGCGCCATCAAGGCCTATGTCTCTCATTGCACCCTGACGAGCAATGTCTGTCTCAGACGTGCCAGAAACCTCAAGAAGACGAACATTCGCTGTCCTCTTTAGATTTGAAGTCGGCACATCTCCGGGATTGTTGCCGTAGTATGGTGGAAGATCTCCTCTTAAAACTTTTCCGGACAATCCTGTAAGTGTCGATCCAACCAGATAGATGCCTTTGGGGACGTAAACCACAGCCCCTTTCGGGCATGCTGTAATGGCGCTTTGAATGGCTGATGTATCGTTGTTTGCAGCATCGCCCTTAGCCCCGAATTGCTTAACATTGTAGATTCCCTGAACCTGAAGCAGGAACCTTCCAGCCCCAGCCGTCGGTGCGATGACCGTTCCACCGTTGTCCGTGGCTGCACTAGCCGAGTCGTAGATATACGTCCCTTGGCCACCGTCATTGTCGCTGTAGTAGCCCCTCGTGATGTAGAGCTGTCCGTCAGTGATTCCGGAAACGGTAAGCGCCTTCAAAGCCGCCACGTTATCCACGACGATAGCCTTGCTTCCGCTGGCTCCAAAGATAGCGGCGTCGATCTGACTGACCGTGATCTTCTTGGTGGTGCCGGAAGATGCCTGCGTGGTATCGCTGACATCGACAATCGGCAACGGATCAACCGTGGTGTTGACCGTGGAGATCGCTGTCAGTTCGGTGATCTTTGTGGCTGGCATGGTCGGTTAGTACTTGCGGTTATAGGCGATGAACGTTCCGGCAGAGGCAGCGACTGAGGTGAACACCCCGGGGATCTCGGTGCCAGCAGCGATGGAGACGCTGGTCGGGAAGTTGGTGATGTTACCAGAGACCGCGCTAAACGTGCAGGCAGTCACGCACTGGATGCGCTGGAAGTTGCCGGTGACGGCTGCGGTGCTGGTGTTAGCGACGCCGCCGTACTCCCCGGCGAGCTGACGATTGGCTCCTACATTCATGCTTGGTCTAGTTCAGTGTTTGTTGTCTGCCTTTCAAGTTCTCAGTTCGGATTCTGCGCGATGGCAGCAGCGGACTTGTACAGGTCATCGACGTGAGCGTCAGTCCATCCCAGCTCGTTCTGAAGCATCATGATGATCGGACTGTCACGGACGATGTTCTCCTTGTACTCCCAACGGTTCCAACCAATGGACCTCTGAGGCTCTGGAAGGCCATTCAGTGCGGCTGCAATGGTGGTCATCTCACCGGCCTGCATCACCGCCTCACGCAAGGCCCACATCGACACCTGCGTCGGAACAGGGATGACGATAGGGGCTACTACCCAAGCTCCATCAATCCACTGGCACGTTTGAGTAGCAGGATCGTACGGAGGCTGCGGCGCCTCGACCCAGCCCTTGCGCAGAAGCGTAGCAATGATCTCTGGATCAGTCTCGGAGCGGAGCTGCTTGTCGTAGGTGAGGAAAGTATTCACAGGGTCGCAGTGTTGTTTATGTCGGCGATTTTGAAGGACAATGAAGCTGCAACTTCAAATCGCCTTCTGAGAGATTTGGAGATGAATGAATTGAACAGCAGGAACTGCATTAGATCAGATGTGTCGAGGTCGGATCCGCTTAGACGTCCGCCGAGCGATATTCTAGTGGTTGTAGTTCCTATCACAGGTGCGGACTGCGAAACGTTTGTTCTGAATCCATAAATCGTTGAGCCGTTGTAGCCGACACTGTTGATGTAAGGCGTCCCAGCGGTTGCCGAAAAGATCCAAACATTGTACGTATTACTGCTAAAAAAACGCGTCGATGTACCAGAGAATGATCCACCAAAATGAACGTACGAAAAATTTATTATGCTGAAACTTCCATCGTCAGTGGAAACAAGGTGTTTGTCTGAACCTACATTTCTAGGCACATTGGTGCATATCCAAACGTATTGGGTTGGGTTTTCAGCGGTTGTAATTGACGTCGTCATGCATGTGCCACCTCCTGAGTTAGCAGTCGCCGAGAAACTAACCGCAGGCTGACCACCTTGGATGCTGGTCTGGAACGTCGGTCGTTTTCCAGTTATTGCTGTAAACGTCCTGCCGTTCGCGCTTTTCTCAACCCAACTTGAAAGTGTCCCGCCATTGGAAACGCCGCTAATTGTGCGGCTATCGAGCACAAGAACAGCTCCTGCGTAGCGAGCCGAGAACATGACGTGGCGACTGCGGCGATGCATTAGGCGGCGGTGTAGGAGATTTCCACTCCGAGGAGACGGGCGTCTGCTTGTAATGAGTCATTTATGTTTGATGCATCTCGAAATGCTTCAAATATAACCGCTTTGTTTGCTGCTGGAGTTCCCGCGATTGTCACAGCAGCGGTTGGATCAGATACATGCATTTGGTTTGCCGCAAAATAGGCGTCAAGTATGCCGGTTCCTCCAGACGCATATGTTTGGCCAAGCGCGACATTGTCACCAAACGCTCTCCCGCGGATTGCCCAGATCACAGCCTGTTGCGCCGTTCCGGCCGAAGCGGTCCAATAGAATCGGGCGGTGACGGTTCCGTTGTTGTAGTTGCTCGGCATCACAACCATCGCTTGGGCAAACTCAATGGCGCCTAGGTCAAACAGCAGCTCGTCTGTGTTAATATTTCCGGTGGCCTGTTCTCGAGAGTCGATGCCGCAACCATTCGTGGTACGAGGTATCCACTGAGCAGCCGGAATCCAGACGTTGGTAGGGCCGCCACCACCTCCCCCTGCAGCAGCCCATTTGACGCCCTCTGCAGTCGTCGAATCGACAGTCAGGACATGGCCGTTGGTGCCGCCCACAGCCAGACGCACGTTGTCGGTGCCGTCGTGGAGGATGAGGTCGCCCTTGGTTGTGGTCGGAGCGAGAGCATCAAAGGCATTCGTCTGAGTCGTCTGTCCAGTTCCACCGTTGGCGACCGGAAGGGTGCCGGTGATTCCGGAAGACAGTGGAAGTCCCGTGCAGCTTGTCAGTGTTCCGCTTGTCGGAGTTCCAAGTGCAGGCGTCACCAGAGTAGGACTCGTAGCAAAAACCAGAGACCCGCTTCCAGTTTCATCGGTGACTGCGGAAGCCAGATTCGCGCTTGTCGGAGTCGTCAGGAACGTGGCTACCCCAGAAGCTGGCGTGACTGTTGCAAGAGCACCCAGCCCCATCGAGGTGCGTGCAGTGGCTGGGGCCTGATTCTGCCAACGGTTGGTCGTCCAAACGAGAAAGTCGTTTGTCGCTGGCGTCGTCGGGTAGTTAACGTCGTGCAGCTCGTTCAGCTCATAGCCGTTGTTGACAGCGACGTAGATGATGCCGTTGGAAGGGTGAGCACTGACTACATAGCCCATTCGGACCGCGTGGTTGGGAGCTGTTGGAATCGTATTCACCAACAACCCAGCAGTAGTCGCACTGATGTAGAGAAGATCGCCAGCCGTAAATGTTTGCGTGTTGAGATCACGCAGCAGTCCGCTCGTGATGACCATTCCAGTGGCGTTGTTGGCAATGGTCTCCGACGCAATTCCGATGGTGTTTGCGGTGTTCGGATCCGTATTCCCCTGAGCCAACGCAATCGTGAGGTTTCCAGCACTCGCACCGTTTACTCGAACAACCTGCCCGCGAGTGATTGTCGATCCTGTGGTGTTGCGCCCCAGCACATGACTATCGACGCCAAGCAATGCGTTGACCGATCCGGCTCCAATACCAAGGTCAATCGTCTGATTAGTCGGATCCCAGATCATTTTCGCCAATCCGACTGTTCCACCAGCCGTGTTGAACGTAACGCTCTTCAGGCCGCTCATCTCCTGAGTGTCGCTCAACGTGACCGAGCTATTCTGAATCAGCTGGCCAGTGGTCCCATCCCAGCGAACCAAAGCGTTGTGCGTGGTCGGAGAAGCAGGACCAGAGACGTTTCCACCACCAGATCCTCCAGTTGCGGAGATGGTGATCGTATCGGTCGATGCATCAGCCGTGATGCTGACGTTAGTTCCAGCCACCAGTGTCAGCGTGTCGGAAGTGCTATCAGCAACTAGAGACTGACCACCTGCGGCAATGGTGGAGAAGATGTTCTGGTCCCCGCTGTTGGTGCCACTAAGGGTTCCAGAAGCGCCGTCAGCGATCGTAATACCAGAAGTTTTAAGCGTGGAGCCACCGGCGCCATCAGCCCTCAGGATCGCATTGTTCGTGGATCCAGTGTTACCTCCGATTCCACCGCCTCCGCCACCACCTCCAGCGTATAGCTCAGTGAAGTTGTCGTTGCACTTGTCAAACGCTGTCCGCAGCGGATCACCAAGACCGTCATTGGGGTTAGACCCTATATTGATGAGCTGCTGTGCCATACGTCAGTACTTCTTGCTGAACTTAGTGTTCGTCGGAGCAAAGCCGACCTGCAACTTGGTTCCCCCGCATTTCACGCGCACCTCTGGGTTGTCGCGCTCCACCTCACGCAGGAACTGAGAGTCTTTCCAACACTCGTAGCCAAGTTTAGCTCCCCAATGATGGTACAGCGTCGGGTCAATACGCATCCGCAACCGACCAATGCCGTCGATGCTGCGGAGATCCTGCTGGCTGTCCTTGGCGATGCGCTTCTGATGCACCTCGGCATTCACCAGATCTGCGTGATAACCGGTAGCCAGTTCCTTGACCACATCCTGACGCAGTTGCGCCGGGAGTCCTTCGAGTACGTTGTCTAGTATGGGTGATTGCATGGTATAAAAAAGGGGAGCACCCACCGATATGGCAGATGCTCCCCGTTGAGTGATTTATTACGACGCGCCAGCGAACATGCCGAAGCCGCCGGGGTTCTTCACCACGAGACCGGCAATGGCCTGAACGAGACGGATCGGGCCGCCGCCAGCGTCAGGGAGATCCTTGACCTCGGGCAGCTTGCAGTAACGGATCTCGGTCATGTCCATCGGGATCACGTAACCACGATAGGCTTGCGAATCCAAAGCCGCAGAGTTCTTGCCACCGATGAAGGTGGTGGGGTGCAGGATGAGACGACCGAAGTCACCCTCGAACACGTCGATGGAGGACGCGAACGTCGAGCTGGACAGCTCCTGATTGAACGTGCGAACAGCCGTGGCCGCGATGCTGTTAGTATTGGCAACCTGCGTGGCAGAAGAGCTAGTCAGGTTCGTGAACGCGCGCTTCAGGGTCGTTCCGAGAATGCAGTCGTAGTCGCGGTACACGCCAGTCTTGGAGTAGATGGCGGTAAGCACGTTTTGCACGGTGGACTCAGCGAAGTTCGCCGAGGTGACAGAGCTGATGGCATTGGTAGCCGCAGTGCCCGGGGTCACGCCGCCAGCAGGAGCGAAGGCGGAACCGGAGGCAAGAGCACCAATGTTGGAGCTGTTGGTGCCGAGGAGCCAGTTACCGAGGGAACCGGTCTGGTAGGCAGTGGAGGAGCCGTTGTCCTGCTGCGCCGCCTGATTGGTGCAGAGGAACGTACTCTCCATATCCCGTTTAATCTCAACAAGGAGCTTAGCAACCGAGTATGCGATCTCGCTTGCAGCACCGGCAACATTCTGCGTCTCGGCGATGAAACCGACACGAGCATTGCGGCGGAACGCCTGAGCGTAGTTAGTGACGCGCAGACGATTGGCCGACTCGTTCGTGTAGCTGGAGACGTCAGTGCCGTCGATCACGCCGCCAAGCTGAGGAGCGGAGTAATCGTCACATTGCCATGACATGACTACGTTTCCAAGATCCTTCCCCTTGGGAGACATTGACACAAAGGGGGTACTTTTAGCGTCGACGTTAGCGATATAGTCGGCCAATTCCTCGCGGACGCCGACCTGATTGTTTACACCAAGATATGCCATAGTATTAGGATTTTAAGATTGTGTGTTGAAGCAACCGCGACAGATCGGCAGTGCTCCCACTTTGGTTGAACGCCTTCTTGGCAGACCGCGCCGCATCGTTGGCCTTGTCAGACTTGACCGGACTCGCCTTAGGAGCTGCGGGCTGTTTCGGAGCCACCTTCACAGGGGCCTTTGCAACCTTCGCGCTCTTCTCGCGTTCCATTCGAGCCTTCCGACCTTCGAGGAAGTCACCGATTGCAATCTGGTAGTCAGGAAACGACGCAAGCTGTGGCATTTGCCGCAACACCTGCTGCGCTTCCGAATACGTCGGATTGCTACGGTCCTTCCACCAAGGGTACGCACTCTCCGCAACTGGCCGGACTTGCTTGTACGTGTTCAGGAATTGGTGCCGCGTCGGAATGTGAACATCCAAGGCATCCTCGACTCGTCGCCGAATCGCCTTGATCTCATCCGCGCTGTACTCTTTCCCGCCCACTTCGCAGCCGTCAGCGTTGTCCTCGCACCACCTTCTCAACTCCCGGGCCTTGCGGTACTCATCGCTGAGTTTCGCCTCGTCCCAGATGTCAGAGAACGGATTGTCGGTCGTCGCTGCCGCCTGCGGTACTGCCGCCTGCTGCTCGAGTGCTTCCAGCTTCGTCCGCGCCTCATTCAGCTCCCGCTCCAAGGCTTCCGCTTTAGCTGCGGCTTCCTTTTTCTGAGCAACGAGCTTGTTGATGCGCTTCTGGACTCCAGCCGGTTCGTCCTCGGTAGCGTCTTCAGTCTGCTGAGTGGTTTCCTCCTCAGCGGGATCCTCCACGGGTGTCGCCTCCCCGGTCTCAGCAGTCTCGGACGCTGACTCCTCGGCAACCGGCTCATCTGCACTCGCAGCGGCTGGTTCCGGTTCCTCGACAGCTTTCGGAGTCTCAGAGAACCGAGTCTCCAACAGTTTCGCCAACGCCACCGTGTCGAGCGGGATCGGGTTGAGCGGTTGTGCCGTGTTTTGTTGGGGTGTCGCTTCCCCGGTTTGTGTTGCTTCCATGCTTTTTAGGCCCTGCAAGTCGGGCATACTACGACAGGGTTTAACGCTAAACCCAGAAAGCTGAAGCCCTCATGGACTACGTTACCGCTAACGTCAATCAATTATTCTTGGGGAGCTTCCAGCTTCAGACCCATCTCCACGAGGAACGAGCGTGCATCCGATAGAGCAGCCGCCCGCCCGCAGTTGTACGCCCTCGCTTCCGGCGTCAGTGCCGAGTTGATCGCTGCGGACACCTCATCAGCAATCAATTCACTCAGCACCTGCCGCAATGCACGCAGCACCGGCTCATGTTCACCCACACCACCCAGCGCCATCTTGAGCTGTTCGTCAGTCATTCTCATTGAGGAGTCGCTCCGGGTTGCACGCCAAGACGTCCAGTGACCGCGTTCTGTTGCTGTTGGACGCTGAACTGAAGATTCTCAACGTACTTCTGCAAGTTAGCTTGGAACAACGGATCCTGTTGTGCCTGCTGCTGGTATTTCGGGTTCGCCTGCAGGATCTGCTGCGCAAAGTTAAGCCTTGCTTGAGCTGTCGGATCGTTCTCACGCAGCTTGGGAGGATTGCCAAGGCTCATCAGGCCCAGTTCATCGTTGGTCTCGTCGAACATCTTCTGCGAGGCCGGTCCAGCCTGCATGATAAGCTCATTAGCCAGAGTCGGATCAATCGCACGCAGCGCCAGACCCACCAACTTGGTGCGATCCACCACGCCAACGCTGTCCAGCGGCAGAACGAGGCTAGAAAGCGCCTTGAGCTTCTCGGTCACGAGGTCGGTCTGCAGCTCGCGCACGTCGAACTTCAGCGAAACGTCGAATTCTTGGACGTTGGTACTCAGCGGAACGTTGCTTCCGGTGATACGAGCCACCTCTTCCGGCCCAGTGTACTGCAACGTTAGGCTCAGAACCTGCCGGAACGCCTCGGTCCAGCCATGCAGCCAATTATTCACGAGCCTCTGCTGCCGCATCTGAGTGAGCGCAGGAGGCACTTTCTCGGTGGGACGGCCAAAGTACCTGTCCACCTGCGTCTCGATGGCTGCGATGAGGTTAAACGCAACACTCGGCTCACGCGCAGGCGGCTGCATGAACGAGATCTCGCCCGGACGCAGCACCGGAATCTGCACCGCAGGCCCAAGACGCAGGTTTCCGCCCCTCGTCTTAGGAACTTGGATCGGCGGAATCGTGTTCAGGCTCGTGTAATCGAAGATCGAATCACGCTGGGCCTTGATTTCATTCTGCCAGGTGCTGCAGATCTCAGGAACACCACGGCTCTCGACGATCTTCCGATGGATCACCTCGCTGCGCCACACGATGAACGGATACTGACCGTGCTCGTAGTCGATCAGCTCGAACTTGCCCCACGAATCACCCACTTGTGGACAGAATACTGTACAGTAAACGCCCGGGACACCGTCTTCATCGAGCGCCTTCTGGTAGGCGTACACCACCTCGATCAGGTTCTCACGGTCCAACACCGCGTTGTTGGTCAGCCCAATGGTGTAGGTGTAGTCGCTGAAGTTGCTGAACCGTCCTCGGGTGGCAATCGCCTGCTTAGCCCATTCCTCATCCCAGTCGTCGGTCTCGACATGCTGCATCACCTCGATTTCGGTCATGTAGCAGCGACGAAAAACCACACGAGCACTCTGGATGTCGGTCGTCTCCGGCGGGAACGCCAGCTCATCGTATGGAGCCAATGCCGCAACGCTCGGAGAGTTCTTCACCAGCGTCGGCACGTAGATCTCGCACTCGCCTTCCTCACGCAGGTCCTTCACGCACTCCAGAGCCTTGCGCTTCTTGAGATTCGGGAAAGCCGCCATGAGCAGCTCGGCCAACTGGTCGGTGGCGTCCGGATTCGCCAGCAGATTCGGCAGGTCCGCCAACACGCTGCCAGTTGGGCTCTGCGCCGCGATCGCCATGAGCTGCTCGACCGTGACGTACTGCTCCTTCTGACCGATCTCCTGCTGCCACGAGACATGCACGCCCGCCCAGCCGTAGGTCCACAGGTACTGACTCAAGAGCTCCACCTCACGGGTCATGTCCGTGTAGAGCTTCTGGTTCATCACCCAGTCCATGAGGCTGTGCGCCGTCACCGCGGTGTCCAGATTCCGCACGTTGGTTGGAGCAACACGCAGCATCGAGCGCCAGAAGGCCGTCGAGCACACGTCAACCAGCCCGTTGACCACCTCGTCAGCCAGCGGGATCCGCGTATCGGACGCACCGTCCCAAGGGAACGCCATCTTCCCATTCGGCTGGTTGTCATTCCACTTCTTGCCGTCACCGCTCTGACCGTCCCAGCGGCAGTACCGGGTGTTCTCAGCCTGACCAACACGAGTCCCAAGACCAAAGTCAGTTGCCGCACGGCGCAGCTCCTCGTTCAGCGCACCCACGTCCGGCGCGTCACCCACATGCGCCATTGCATCACCACTGGTCTTGTAACTCGTCGCGTATTGCATCTGCAGCCCTTTGGTCTCTTTTTGCCTAAAAAGCAACGCTAATACCCCCCTCCGCCGTAGCTATCCAGCCCACCGGCACCCACATGCTCTATCTTGGAGATCAAAAGCATGCCCAAGCAGTCGATCGGATCCTTGGATGCACCCTTCTGGCCATCCCTGCCCGTATGCTCTGACATGCACCAGATCAGGTTGTGCAGGTCGTCCACCACGTAGAGCCTCGGCTCGTTCAAGGACGTGAGCGGCTTTGTAGCGTCGTAACTCAGGTCGGAGTTGATGGCAGCCGTCCGCTGGTCAACCGGCACACCCGGAGCTGGAATGAACGCCATGCCATCGTCCTGATCGCTAGGCTCGGCCAGTAGGTCAATCAGCGTCGTCCCACCCTGCTCGCTCAATGCCGGACTGCCACCCGCTCTAGGGTCAATCAAACGCATTACCGGCTCCCCACGGCCAATCTCTTCCTCGATAGTACGGAATAGCTGCCGGTACTCGATCACGCTCCGACCCGCCTCCAACGTCTGAGCCGGACCCGGTTTTCCGTCCGCCTTCTCACTCGGCAGCGCCCACTCTCCGTACCCGGTGAAGTCCGGGAACTCACGCACCACGACCTTCCGACCATCCTCGTAGACCAGCAGCCAAAGGCAGTACCAGTTACGGCTGCCTGCCGGGTCGCAGACCATGTACAAGGTCCCACCATCCGGAATCCTGCTTCGAGGTATGCAGTGAGTCTCAGGCCGGAACCTCGCAAACGCCTTGCCGATGTTGTCACTCGCCCAGCCATAGGCGCGCGTCAGGATCTGACCCATCGGCGCACCCACCAGCTTGGACTTCATCTCGTCCCACGGGTTGTACGGGTTGTCCTCGGAGTAGAAGAAGACCGTGCTCCTAGACTGCTTCTCCAATCGCATCACCCGCGGAGCCTTGCCCATAGGCCAAGTGGGCAATCCCTGCTTACCAGTCAGCATCTGCCCCCTGTGCCACTCGGTAATCGCCGCTCCACCGGTGAACTCCTTGTACACGCTCGCAACACCCTCCAGCGGGGTCTGCGTCACCAGCAGCTTACCCCTACGTGTAACCAAACGGTATCGTAGCGTGTCTACCCAGCTCTGCGGCACCAACTCGTCGCACCAAATCAGGTCCGCCTCACGGCCTTCGATGGTGTTCTCAGACTGCGTGTAGTTCAGAAAGTCGCAGCGGGAGCCGTTAGGCAGGATGAAGCTACCGTCCGTGAAACCGTTCTTCCTCGAGTAGTTCAGATAGTGGATCTTCCCCTTCTTCGTGGCCCTGAGACTCACCGGCAAGTAGTTGTAGATCGCAGGCTGCTGTACCGTGACGCTAGTGGCATTGCTCGTATGGCAGCAGAGCACGTTGCAGTTCTCCTTCGAGAGCAGCGTCTCCACCACCCGCCTAGCTGCCCATAGGGTCTTCCCAGCCCGGTTGCCACCGGAGATCAGAAGCTCGCTGCACTCTTCCCAGACCCCATTCGCCAGCACCCAGTGGTCCGGTATGAATCCGTAGGTGTAGGGATCCGCCTTCTCCAGCAAGCACAACTGCGTCCGCTGGTCGCGTAGCTCCAAGGCTCGGGGATGCTGGGCGCTGACCTTGGGTATAACCGGGTGCTCCGGTTGGCTGTTAACCCACTCGATCTGGTGCTTCTCGGAGCAGAACCGGCCAGTCTCACGGTCTGGGGTAAACGACCGGGAGCAGATGAGACACTTGCGGGGAGAGAACTTGGACTGTCGAAGGGGACGGTTTGCAAAGTTTTTTCCGATTGGGGAATGCGTCACCGTTGAGCGCCCAGCCGAATGCTCGACCCCCTCCCCCCCTATGCCTGACGCATCTGGTATGACCGACTCGGATTCTTCACGATGATACTGGCTAATGCTTGGCATCAGATCCTCTCAATTGAATATAATACCTACTGTGCAAGTTCGTCACGAGCCCTCGGGAAGCACCTCAGCGTTGGTCTCGACCTCGACGGCGTCCTGTTGCCCCTTGGTGCCAAGCTCCTTCATCAGGTCCCTGTGGCTGGCCGTTAACGATAAAGAAGCGTGGATTGACGTGGGTTGGCCCTTCAATGTGTTTAACTTATCAATAGCCACAGCCAAGCTGATGGGAAGTGTCCTACTGTCTATCTCCTCGATCGCCGTATCTGCCAGCCTTCTGGTCCCCTTCCAGATAGCCACCTCGAGGAACCCTGTGACGTCTGTCCGCCAAGCCTCTTCGTTATCCGGGTAGTCCTGTGGCACTTTGACGCCTCTAACCAACTTGAACGCGGTGCCTTGGCATAGTCCGGTCTCGTCCGAGATCTTGGCGAGTGACTTGTTGGTCAGCACACCTTCCACGACTGTATCTGCGATCTCTTGGGTGAGCTTGGAGTTGTGGTGCTGTCCGGGGTGCAGTGTGACCTTATAGTCGTGTTCTTCGGCCAGAGCCTTGATCTTATCCGCCAGAGCCTTCGGACAGCGTGGATCGTCACGTAGGGCCCAAGAAACCATGTTCCGGTCCGTGTTGGCCAGCTTGGCTAGAGTCTTCTGAGATACCTCTTTGGTGGGCTTACCCATTACAGCGTGAAGTTGAAGTCTCCCCAGTGTCTGAGCTTCTCGATTGGGGTGTACATGTACTGCTTGACCCCAGCGAGTGTGAGACGGGCAGAGGCAGCGTAGTCTTCGGAGAGGTAGTCCTTGCCCTTGTCACACTCTAGTAGGAATGGCAGCCAGAGCGTTGGGAACATGCCTGCCATCTCGTCGTTAGCCCAGTCGATGCGATAGGGGTGCGGCACGGCTTCTGTGGCTAGGATCTCTAGGGATTGCTCTAGGGCCTTGCGTGGTATAGCTACGGCACCAGAGGCGAAGAACAGGATGGGAGTGAGGCTGGGCTCATACTCCAATGGAGTAGCCTCAGGCTTGGGGCGATAGGCTGGCCGTGGGGGTAATGCTCTGCAGGAATAGGGCATGCAGACGGCTGCTTGGTGCTTGTGCGCTAGGTCTGCCATGATCATCAGGTCCGCTGTGCTGAATTGGATGTCATGGTCTAACTGGATCCAGACGTCCTTGTCATCATCCAAGAAGAACTTGGTAGCTCTACACCTAGAGCGAGAGATTAGCGCATCCTCTCTGATAGTACGCAATGCAGCGTAGCGAGTACGTTGTGCAAAGTAATTAGCGAGATCTATCCAAGAGGTGAGTACCGCGGAGTGCATATCACCATAAGCATAGCAGGTGACATGTACCGACGGCGGTTTCTCGATTATATCCACTGATTTAATCTTATTAGACATATATACTTAGAGTATAACTAAACTTAGTTCATTACCTTCTCCACCATTGCATTAAGATAAGACTCCGGAGCAACACGAATATGCTCAAAGCCACGGATGATGAGCCTATAGGCCGGGTCACTGTCCGACATGGAGAACCTAGCGGCTACCTGCTCCGGTGAGGCACTGCCTGCTCTGACGCTACGGACTACCCAATCCCGGTAGGAGGGCGGTATCATGCGTAGTGCGTACTCTAGGTCTTCCATGTGATGCTGTTTCCTGAAGCTAGGATGCCCCTAGGAGGCGTTTTGTTCTCTGGCGAGGGTCACCATAGCGCAACTCATCTCCTAGGGGCTTGTAGGGTCTTAGAACAGGTTGTCGTCTACCGGGGGTTGGGTAGCTGCAGGTCGGGGAGCCTTGGTCGAGTGCTTCCAACTCCCGATGATGGGTCCACGTTCACCGCGGTCACGAGCTTCCTTGGAGACGCCTTGGACGATGAAGCCATCGTTGCCGTACTTGTCCGGTCCACCTTTGGATTCCAGAAGGGTTACCTCAAGGAACTTTCCGGTCTTACCCTCATACAGATACTGTTTATCTACTTTGCTGACGTTAATGTTGCATCTAATCATGTTATGTTATGTTGTGTTGTTTACGAATCCTGCAACAGCGCAGGTTCAAATCTACAATAGGCACCTTCGTAATGGCACGTTACCACTCCGCATTCGCCGTCTCGTTGTTTAGCGATTGATATGGTTGCCTCACCTCTTGGTTCTACTCGGTTGCGATCTAGCAGTAGGACTGTGTCTGCGTCTCGTTCGATCTGTCCGGAGTCTGCTAGGTCACTCAGTCGTGGCTTGCGTCCCTTCTCCTTTTCCGATTCACGGTTGAGCTGTGCGAGAGCCAACATAGCCACTCCAGTCGAAGCTGCACAAGCCTTCAGCGTTCCGGATACCTCGGCCACCTCGTAGGTTCGTTTCTCGTAGCGTCCGCTGGCTCCGATCTTCTGAAGGTAGTCCACGATGACCAGCTTGATGTTATGCTTCCGGACAGCTCGTCGGATGGCTGAGGTTACCGTTCCGATCTTAGCCCCGGCGGATAGGTCTAGGAAGTGGATCGGAGAGTTCTTTATCTTGATGTTGGCCGCTTGGATCCGGGCCATGTCGTTGTCCTTGAGCTGACCCGTCTTGATCGACTGCATGGATACCCCGGAGATGCACGAGACGAGGCGTCTGGTGATGGCATTGGTGGACATCTCGCAAGAGACGAACAGGGTCGGGACTTTGTGCAGCACCGTAGCGTTGGCCACGATGGAGGTGCCCATGGCTGTCTTGCCGATGGATGGACGTGCAGCGACTAGGGTAAGCTCGCGGTATTGCAGGCCATCGAGCATGGAGTCGAGCCTTGGGATGCCAGTCGGCACGCCGCTCAGTTCGCCATTGCGCTTCCAACGCTCCTGTGTGGCCTCGATGAAGCTGACGATGGCATCCTTGGCACTGCACGAGTCGGTCTGTGGTGCCGAGTCTAGGACCATTCCGGATTCCACCTGTTTGAGCACCTCGTCGATGCTGACCGCAGAGTTCCCGGAGCCTTCGATGATCTTGGATCCGAGTTCTCTCAGCTTACGACGTAGGTGCGCCTCGCGTATGCCTTCCGCGAAGTAGCTGACCATGCTGGCTGATGGACACGCGGACATGGCCTCTGCCCAAGTGGCCATCGGGATCTCCAATGAACCGTGAGCTTTGTTCCACTCCTTGGTTAGCCTCTCCACGGACGCCGGTTGGTTCTGGCGCACCAGTCCGGCTATAAGCTCCAGAGTGAACCTGACGTCCTCGTTGACCAGCATCTCCGGCTGAACCAAGGAGACCACCTCAGATGCCACGTCCGTGTCTCCCGAAAGACATGCCCCGAGGATTCCCAGCTCATCCTTGGGCGCGAAGTAGGCGTCCGAGTTCATCCCATGGCCTCCATGAGCGCGATCTGCTCCGCCGTGTACTTGCTGGTGTCCGGGGCATGGCGTTGAGGCTGGGCTTGGTACGACTCCTTGGGCGGAAAGATACCAGACCATCCGCTTGCCATCGAGTGGTCAACCGCTGACGGGAACGTAGCCGCCGTGAACTCTCTGGACCACTTCGTCAGTGCTGCTTTGAGTCCGGTTTGCTTGTAACCCTCACGACGCTCCGACTTGTACTTGAGCCAGAGCTTCACGGCTTCGAGGCAGTTCTCGGTACGAAGGCTC